CGCACAAGAGGCCCTTGCGCATGGGAGAGGTACTTGTACTCTCCCATGATCTGCAATGGTTCGATTACAGACAGAGCCACGCTCACTAGAAATTGTGACCATGTGAAAACCCGAGCTTACACCCAGGAAAAATCCATGTTCAACAATATCATCATTGAGAGCGTAGCTCGAAGCCGTTCGCATAACGAAACCGACTCCCATTCGGCCACCGAATGGTACGATTTTAAATGTACAACGGAAATACAGATTCGTAACTGTATAACCTAAAAAGATCCTACTGTGCAGTAGGATCAGACCCCTTAACCACGCGATAGCAAACGGGGGCACCGGTGAAGAAAGCCAATTGAAAATCTTCACCAACAGAGAAAAAGGAATGTAAACCTGCAGCCTCTGCATTGTCGAGGTCCCATGTCATAAAAATGCTATGGAACTGTCGTTCTTGATCCCCAAGACTCTTACGCTCATTTATCTGCTTCGCAGGTATAAAACGAACGTTATTGTAATAGGGTAGCTCGACCTCGAGGACGGGATTCTGGCCAATTGCAGTCGCGTGAGTGCCATCCCAAGTGTGGGGTGTCGAAATCAGATAACTACGTGCTTGCGCATATTTGTTCGCAGAAGTTGTAGTCGCAGCAATAAAAGCATCACCTGCGGTACTCGTTCCTACCGAACGCCTAGTAACATACATTAAGTCATCTTTCGACCCCCCAAAGCGCATATACTTTATTCTCATTCCCCCACGCCTACACACGAAAGCTGGTGTAAGGTAATTGAGAAGTGTAGTATCTGCGTAGTTGTACGGTGTAGCAATGTTAGGTTCCCTTGCAAGATCAACACCCTGTGGCGAATAACCCCGGTATAAAGGGAAATTCGGGATGTTGTTAAAAGCACCTATTAAGGGACCTCCATTGCCCGTACACCACGTACGACTATAATTATATCGCTTTAAACATTGCCTGAACGATACAATAGGGTCGCCGAAAAACACATTGTCCGTGTTATCGGTGGAAGAGATGATGGCCGCCATGTCCTCAGAGGCGTCCAACTTCATGGGCTCATTCTCGCTTTTCGTTTGATCAGCGTCAGGATGAGATTCCATCTTTTCTCCCATTTGTGGTTCGTATAGTGTTTCAGGTTGTTGTTTTAATGTAGGTGGTGGTGGTCCTGGTGGGTTGTCAGGTGGTGTTTTAAACCAAACATAATCATCTATATCGTCACTGTCCGGATCGAAAAACTCAATGTTATCACCAGCACTAACAAAAACATTAACCTGCACATCATTATCAACAGTAGAATTCGGTGTAGTCAAATCGTTCACTACATACACCGAAATAATACCGTTTGCTAAGTTCAGTGGATCTGCTGATAAAGCAGTTTCACGATAAGGCAGAAAGTCAAAGCCTGGAGTTCTGTGTCTAACCATAGATCTCTCATGACCCCAACCAACCTCAACAGTGAAATCACGTTCCTTTGCAAGGTCGATAATGTGTGTATAGTTTGTGTTATATTCGTTGCTTAAAGCATAGGACGGATCATATGTTACCTTTAGCCGACCCTTATGAAATGCAGAAGCTACCACTTGAAACCGAAATTTCATGGAGCCTCTCCAAAATCTAAAAGGTATGGCAGCAAAGCAACACGCCGGCATATGTATCTCTACATTGTCGGTGTCCGCTTCATTCAACGACCACAACACGGGATTAACCTCCGAGTTCCACAATAATGTCTCAGTGGATGCAGATTTCTCCCAGGGGAAAGAGGTGAGATAAGACTCTCTACAAGCTATGCTCTTGATAGCCAACTCATCTCTACCCCCAAGACCCATTGTCCTAGGGTCTATAGTCAACTCCTGTTTCCCATCAAGAGTTAACTTAACTGATGAATCACCAACGTTAGTGTTAGCCATATTTCCCAAGACTGTCGGTCGGTATGGTTCAACATCCTGTAGAATGGTGGGTCTGCTGAAGCCGAATATTCGAGCTACATTAGACACAGCACTCGCGGCAAGGTGTGTTGCTTTCGCAAAAGGCGCAATCGGGGGTATTCCCTCTAAAGCGCCAGCTACCTTAGCGATGAAATTCGCTGGCTTGGATATTGGACCATCTTTGGTGTATTCATCATCTTTTTGACCCATTTGTGGTGTCAAAGCACCCGGTTCATTGGCAGTAGGAACAGCTAGGCTGACCTCCTCTGCCCACACAAACACGGATACAGTGATTGGGTCAGTCGATCCATTGGCATGCTTAAGATCCTGTATGCCATGGATCGTTACATCGCCCATCTCTCTCCATTCCTGTTCAGGAATGCGCAAAGCATTTTCATACCAGCAAAACGGAGCAGTGATGGTTCCTCCCAACGAAGTGGTAGGGTCTAGATAGATATGTGGTCGCTGCGAAGCCCCTACAACATCCTGAATAAAAAACGCTCTGTCCTGCGTAAAATTATCAAGATTATGTAGCGGAACGTACGAAGCAATCGCACGGCCATAATAAAATCCATTCCCATTAAGGACGATGCGACACTTAAGCTTACAACGAAGCAAGTTATAATTAGTAATACGGTTTATAACTCGCTTATTCTCAAAGAAATCAGTCCAAGGATTAAATTTCTCAAAGAATGTAGTACCAATAGCCCATGTAAAGCTTTGTGTCTTAATTGGACGCGAAAAGAAATTCTCGAGGTTCGCATCCGAGGTATCAGCAATACCAAACGTATCGTCAGGCATACTATCAACAACATAATCAAAATGTTCCTGTTGATCTGCAAATGTAGTAACCTGATGTTTGGTCTCTGTCCCTTCCTCGTTTATCGTCATATTAAATCGATTATTAGCAAGTCGTCATTAACCGACCCCATAGTTGACTCACTCTATGGGCGGCTTGTCAGTCTTGTGCAGTGGCGATCTGCTCCCCTAAATAGGGGTACCTCACGGGGGAGGTGCCTACAGGCTAAGCCTATCTCTCCTTCCTAAACTGACTTACGGAAGTATGAGACGGTAATCAATAACCTGAACGAGAACTTTAGCGGATGACCGTGTTCTCAAATAACGGCCAGAGGGATGAGTTTAACGACCACCCAGGTCAGTGCCAGTCTAATCAGACTTATATTTTTCCTTATAAGTGAGTAACTGGTCGTCATACGATACGTGGAGCATCGTACAACCATGAGCAATATTTGCTCGCTCAGCGATTTCATTCATCTGCATGCGGCGCATTTCATAATGTTCACGCCCGTAAGAAAACCACTCACGGAGTGCACCATCAATGACTTGCATCGCTTGCTGCTCTTTAGTAATAGCCTTGGAACGTAATACAGAATGCAAAGACTTGAATATCGAATCCTCGTCTAAAGCTCCCATAATACGTCCAGTGTCACTACTATAGATATTCTTTCGCTTGAGTAAATCAGCCTCTTCATCGTTCATGTAAGGGGTCGGTTCAGACTCCTTATCGGGCATCGTGAATTTCATGTCACGTGCCTCCAAGAATTCAGCCACTGCAATGTGATTAAATTCTGGGAAATCCTGATGAACAGAACTTTTCGCATCATCTCCATAAGTTATTAATGCGCACATCTCATTGAAATTAGGCAAATCCATGCGGTGTTTGCAAATTTCATAATATGCACATCTAAACAGGAGAGCGTTAACGATAGA